TCGCCCTGAGCCCGATCTCATTACTCGTAACATGGGCTGGGTAAATGTTCTTTGGAATTCGCTTAAGCGTACCCCGTTCTCTCGCATCAAGTCTGTTGCCGCTAACCTGAAGCCTGATGCTGCTCGTGCGAAGGGTTACGTTAAGGGTAACCGTAAGGTCGATCAGGTCATCTCGCTGCTCAGCCGTGAGACCACCCCGCAGACCATTTACAAGAAGCAGACGCTTGACCGTGACGACACCATTGATATTGTCGACATCGATGTCATTGCATGGCTCAAGCAGGAGCTTCGTGTAATGCTCAATGAGGAAATTTGTCGTGCAGTTCTTGTTGGCGATGGTCGTAACATTAACGATCAGGACAAGATTAAGCCTGACAAGATTCGCCCGGTTTATGGTGATGACGATGTCTTCACTATTTACTATGAGGTTAAGTTCGGCGCTAATGATACTGATGACCAGAAGTCTTCTCGTATTATTGACGCTGCTGTTCGTGCTCGTAAGGATTATAAGGGCACTGGCAATCCGAAGATGTTTGCGACTAATGAGGTCATTTCTGACCTGCTTCTGGCCAAGGACGGCATCGGACGTCGTCTGTACAAGGACATGAATGAGCTTGCGACCGCTATGCGTGTCTCTGAGATCATTGAGGTTCCTATCATGGAGGATATTACTCGTAATCGTGCTGCTGATGCTGATACTGGTGTCACGGCTGCAACGATGAACCTCCTTGCTCTTATCTTCAATCCGGCCGACTACAGCATCGGCGCTGATAAGGGTGGTGCGGTGTCACTGTTCGACGACTTCGACATCGATTACAACCAGATGAAGTACCTGATCGAGACTAGGTGCTCTGGCGCTTTGACACTTCCGTTCTCTGCTATTGCTCTTGAGGTTGATGCTTCTACCGTAAACCCTTAAGCGCCCTCACCATTAAGGCAGTCTCGGGTGAGGAGACACTGTTCGAGACGGATGTGACTGACATCCAAGAGGACCTTCTTATTGGCGATACCTCAATCAAGGGTAAGTTGAAGTATCTTGATACCGGTGCCATTGCTGAGCATTGGGGCTCTGGATATTTCATGGCACTTGATTTGTCTGATAATGACTTTGCTGAGCTTACCAGTGTTAAGATTGGTATGAGTCCGTCTGCTGGTAGTGGACTTGTTGAGATTATTAATGACCCGGATAAGAACGGCGTATTCAAGGTCAGCAACAGGTTCAACCAGAAGTTCGTGATTACTCTGTCTGATGGTACTAATACTAGGACTCAGACCTACGACCTGTCTCAGCTTGAAATGGTGAAGTCGTAAAAAATTCAAAATGGAAGTTTTGAAAGGGGGTCGGCTACATGGCTAGATTCTATGGTCCAATAGGATTTGTTACTACAAAAGAAGAGCCTGAAGGTTCTGGCATTTGGAGTGAAATTCCTGTTGAAAAAAATTACCGGGGGGATATTTCCAAAAATTCTCGCCGGTGGGATAATGGTGAGCATCTAAACAAGAATCTCAACATTAACAATACGATTTCGATAGTAGCCGACCCCTATATTTCGAATCACCTTATGGAGCTTCGGTATGTCAAATGGCTAGGTGGTTATTGGGAAGTTACAAACGTTGACGTTCAAACGCCTAGACTTGTCTTGAGTATTGGAGGTGTATACAATGGACCGACGGTTGGAATTACAGCACATACTGACGAACATCCTAGGGTCAAGTAATGTATATTTTCAGCCTCCAGCTACTATCAAATTAAAGTATCCATGTATCATCTATCAGCGATCTAAGATAGAACAAAAGTATGCTGACAATAGAACTTATAGTAGTAGAGTTAGATATTCATTGCTTTTGATAAGCAGGACTCATGAGACTGAAATCATTAACAAACTACTAGAATTACAATATTGTTCGTATGATAGGTTCTATACAGCTGATAGTTTAAATCATGATTCGTTTACTATCTACTATTAAGGAGTTGAACATGGCAGGTGAAAGGGCTTTCGCTCTTGAATGGGATCGACCCGGTGAACGTCTGTACGAGACTGGTGTAGATCGTGTTGTGCTATATCCTATTCGGGATACTATTACTGATCAAACTGACCCCTATGATACTGGTGTCGCGTGGAATGGTATTACTGGTATTAGTCAGTCTGCATCTGGTGGTGAGGCATCTCCTCTGTGGGCTGATAACATTAAATACCTAAACCTGGTTTCTGCCGAGGAGGCTAGTCTCTCAATCGAGGCTTATACCTATCCAGAGGAGTTCGAGGCCTGTGACGGTACTCGCGAGCTTGTTGCTGGTGCTACCATTAGTCAGCAGCCGCGTAAGATGTTTGGTCTTAGTTATCGTACTCTTATTGGTAACGACCAGCAGCAGACCGATCATGGCTACAAGATTCATCTTGTATATGGTTGTCTGGCCTCGCCTTCTGATCGTAGCTATGCTACCGTTAATGACTCTCCCGAAGCTATTAGTTTCAGTTGGTCTGTTACTACTACGCCAGTTGAAGTTACTGGCTTCAAGCCCACTTCGGTCATTATTGTCGATACCACTAAGACCACTGCACAGAAGATTGCTGCTCTTGAGAACATTCTTTATGGTACTGCTGGCTCTTCTAATTCTAATCCTAGGCTTCCTCTTCCGGCAGCTGTTGTTACTGCACTTACTTAATCTAACTAATATTTATAGTAAGGTTTAAAAAGGAGACTCGTACATGTATAAGAAGACTGTTACCTATGAAGACTACAATGGCGTTACGCATACTGAAGATTTCTACTTCAATCTAAACAAAGTTGAGCTAGCAGAGCTCGAATTTAGCGTTGGACCTGGTGAGAGTCTTAGTAATTCTATTGAATCAATCATGAAGAATAATGATTACGGTAGTATTATTGCTACTATTAAGCGTATGCTTCTTATGGCTTATGGTGAGAAGAGCGCTGATGGTAAGCGATTTATTAAGAATGACAATCTCCGTGAACAGTTCGAGCAATCGCCCGCATTCGAAACTATATTTTGGGAGTTTGGAACTAATGGCGAGGCATTTGCAGAATTCATAGCGTCTGTAATTCCTACTTCTATGCGTAATGAGCTTGGTCCTGATCCAAAGAAGACACTTATGAGTCGAGCGGATAAGATGTCTCAGCTTAGGACTACTCAGAATTAAGTTTGATATTTAGCTTTTGGAGGAGAGAATGCTTCGAATAACAGTTCCCGGTACTGAGATGTTTGATGAAAAGAACGAGCGTTTCATTCAGACTAAAGATACTTTACTGAAATTGGAGCATTCTCTCCTTTCTATTTCAAAATGGGAGTCAAAGTGGTGTAAACCCTTTTTGGGAAAGACTAAAGAGGATGTTCTTACTAGTGAAGAGATGCGTGATTACATTCGATGCATGACATTGAACGACGTTCCGAAAAGTGTTTACAATGCTTTAACACCTCAGAACCTGACCGACATAAAGGACTATATTTTTCACCCAATGACTGCTACAACTGTTAGCAATCTTGAGAAAAGTAATAGGCGCGAAATAGTAACTTCTGAACTTATTTACTATTGGATGATAGCCTATCAAATCCCCTTCGAATGCGAAAAGTGGCACATAAATCGTTTACTCATGCTGATTAAAGTATGTAATGCTATGAATAATCCGAAAAAGATGAGTAAGAAAGATTTGGCGACACAAAATAGGGCTTTGAATGCTGCTCGTAGAAAAGCTCTTCATACAAAGGGGTAACTACCATGAGCGTTATATTTAAGCACGATAAGGACATGTTTGTCGAAGCTGAAGATTACTTAAAGAATGCTGTTAGTAAACGAAAGATGCTTAGTTTATTGACGGAGTATGGAGATAAAGCCATCGACATGCTATCTGATGCGACACCTGTTGATACTGGATTGACCGCCGATTCATGGAATTATGAAATTGAAGAAGAGCGTAAAGATTCTTACAAGCTATATTTTTACAATGACAACGTAGTAGATGGAGTAAGTGTTGCAATATTGTTACAATACGGACATGGAACCAGGAATGGCGGCTATGTGGTCGGCGACGATTTCATTAATCCAGTATTAAGTCAGATAGCTGAAGAGTTATCTGAAGCAGTAGCTGAGGAGGCTCGATACTAATGGCTGTTGAAATTAGCAAAGAAGTCATCCAGATGGTACTGGATGTTTCTGGATTTCAGGATGCTGCTGATGAAGCATTAAATGTTCTTGACGAGTTGAGAGAATCTATTGATTTTAGTGGACTATCCGATAACATAGCTCAATTAGGAGAATCTACTAAAAATCTTGGTATGGATACCTTGTACGATCAATTGTTCAAGGTACAAGATGGCTTTAATGCGCTAGATTTACTAGCATTAAAAGTTTTAAGCCGAATCGAAGATAAAGTTATTGATGTTGCTACAGCTTTAGGAAAAGCAATAACTATTGACCCTGTTAAATCGGGTTTGGAAGAGTATGAAACGCAGATTAACTCGGTTCAGACGATTCTTGCAAACACAAATGATGCCTTGAAAGAAAAGGGTCTAACTACAGAACACGAGCGAATCGAGAAGATTAATGGCGTATTGGACGAGCTGAACCATTACGCCGACATGACGATTTATAATTTCACCGAGATGACTCGAAACATCGGTACGTTTACAGCGGCTGGTGTTGAGTTGGATACGGCTGCAACCGCAATTCAGGGTATTGCTAACTTGGCCGCTATGTCAGGTTCAAATTCCCAGCAAGCTAGTACAGCGATGTATCAGCTTTCTCAGGCATTGGCTTCTGGTACAGTCAAATTGCAGGACTGGAACTCAGTTGTTAATGCTGGTATGGGTGGTAAGCTATTCCAAAATGAGCTTATCGAAACTGCTAAAGCCATGCATACCGCCGACGAAACGATGGCAGAACTTACTAATGGTACGCTAACGTTTCGAGATTCATTGCAAGAAGGCTGGCTAACTTCTGATGTTCTGATTAATACTCTTGAGAAGTTTACAGCTGGTACAGAGGGCTACACTCATGCTCAGGTTGAGAGCATGAAAGAGCTCTGGAGAGCTCGTGGATATTCTGAAGAGCAGATTAAAGACTTAACTAGCAGTCTTCATGAGCTTAATGATGAGGAAGAAAAAGAACTTAGAAAGAAATGGGAAGACAAGGGCTTTAGTCCCGAACAAGTTGACCATATTCTTGAAATGGGTGCAGCTGCAACAGATGCTGCTACTAAGGTTAAAACGTTACATCAGCTTATTGATACTTTAAAGGAAGCTCTGCAATCTGGATGGACTCAAAGTTGGGAATACGTATTCGGCGACTTTGAGCAAGCTAAAGCCTTCTGGACTGAGATTTCTGATATTATGAACGTCTACATCGGTAAATCTGCCGATGCTAGAAACGAAATCCTTGAAGCATGGTCAAAAGCTACATATGCCTATAACGAAGATGGCAAGTTAATATTGGCCGAGAGTGGAGAGCTTGTTGAAGACCAGCGTATGATATCTGAGATCATGGGCGGTCGAGAGCTTGTTATTCAAGGTCTTCGTAACGCATTTCAAGGTGTATTTGAAGTAGTTCTTAAGCTGGGTGAAGCGTGGGATCAATCATTCTTAGGTAAAGGCGGAGATAATGATATTTCGATAACTGCAAAACAGTTAATCGATTTGAGTTATCGATTTGAAGAGTTTACAAAACGCTTTAAAGAATCATTAGTTGATGCTGAGGGTAATGCTACACCAAGGTTGCAGGCGCTTCAAGCAGTATTTAATACAGTATTTTCTGCTCTTCGCAAGGCATTCGATGGCACAACTAATATTTTCACGGGCATAGTTAATATTGGCGATGCATTTTTCCATTCGGAATTCTTTAAAATTGATTTCCTTAATAGCCTAGCTGCTGCTGTAACATGTGTTGCAGATGGATTTTCAGCGTTTGGAACCGCATTTAACAAACACTTCGGTCCAGACAATGCAGCAAATCGTGAAGGTTTGATGATATTCTTTGGCGCTTTGCAAGGCGTGCTAGAATCTGCAATTTGGACCAAACTAACTTGGATAGAAAGTGCATGGATGGCACTTGGTTCGGTCTTTGATAAACTAGTCGAACCTTTTGGAACCTTCTCTAATTTGCTTGGTGTAGTCGGTAACTATATTAGCATATTTGTGCAAGCATTTGATAGAATGACTCACACTGCTGATGGCGGTTCTCGAATAGCCGTTATGTTCCAAAACATTGCTTCAAGTATTAATGGCTTTATCGATACCATTAGAAATAGTATTGATTTTAGTGGATTCAAAGACTTGTTTGCATCCGTCATTAATACTATGACTAGTGATAAAGTTGATTTGTTTGGCTCATTTGAAAACATTATCATGAGTGTTGTGAATGTTTTCAAAGCTTTGTTTGCGGTTGTAACGCCAGTCGCTACTGCATTTGCTGAAGTAATGGCACCAGCAGTTGAGAAAATTGGTCTATTCATCAAAGATGTCACTACTCGTTTTAGAGGTTTTACCGAATCTCTCATCGCTAACGAGCCTGTAATGAGAGGTATTCATGACCTATTCACAGGTGTATTTAAAGTTATTTCTGCAATTGGCGAAGTTCTTGGCGATGTATTTTTGGGACTTTGGGATGGCTTTGCTAAACTAATAAGCTCATTCCTTCCCGATGGACAAGAATTTGGTAATATTCTAACCGATATTGGAAAAGGTCTTGGCGACTTTTCTGAGATTATTAAATCTATGGTTAGCGGAGAAGATGGTGTACCAAAATTCTCTGATATTATTGGTAGCATTACTGATCGTTTAAAGGGATTCTTCGAAGTCCTTAAAAGTTTAGACTTACTAGAAAAGTTAAAAGGATTAATCGACGCCATATTTAAGGGCATCAAGCACGCTCTTGGCGGAACTGATGACATGTCAATGCTGGACACTATAATCGAGAAAGTTAAATCTTTCATGTCTCGATTGAAGGACTTGTTTAGCAATGACGATGGTGAATTAGATTTTGAGAAGATTTTTACTGGCGGCGGAATAATAGCTATTGTTGATCGACTTATCGGATTCTTTAAAGATTTTAGTACTAATACTAGTGGATTTTCTAATATTGTTAGCATATTTAAGACGTTTGCTGATGGTATTGCAGAAGCACTAGAAGCTCTTAAGAATCGAATGAAAGTCGATACTATCAAAATGATAGCAGATTCATTACTTGAAATCGCTGCTGCATTGTTTGTTATTGCATTGATCGATCCAACAGCATTGGCAACGTCACTTGGCGTTGTTGGGCTTATATTTGAAGCAATTAGTAAACTTTTGGAGAAGATTGCCGGCTTTAAAGGTGGTGCTGCTGCTCAATTAGCTGCCGCAGCAGGTTCTATAGCAGCTATTGGTACCTCTATACTGTTGATTAGTATTGCTATGGCCATTATGGGCAACATGGAATTTGATGCTCTTGTACGAGGTTTAGGCGCAGTAGTTGTATTAATGGAAGAATTAACTCGCGTAGCTAGAAAATTCTCAGAGTTTGAGAATACAGATGGCTTTGCTGGTGCTGCGTCTATGATATTTTTAGCAGTTGCTTTGGATTTGCTGATAGTACCGGTTAAGATGTTTGGAGAAATGGACCTAGGTCAATTAGCACAAGGAATGATTGCTACTGCCATAGCATTACAAGGTCTTGTTAAAGCTGCTCAAGAACTCGGAAAAGCGGAAGGCTTTGGCGTAAAAGATGCCATTGGATTGATATTAATGGCCGAGGCTATTAAAATCATTGGCAAAGTAGTACTTATGCTAAAAGACGTGCCGTGGCCAGACATGGCTAAAGGTATGTCAGTATTTGCTGCTGCATTAGTTGGTATGGTTGGAGCCGCTGCCATTATTAGTCATGGCGGTAAAAAGGGTGAAGATGGTGCACGTGGTGGTCTTTCTGATGAATTAATCGCATTGGGCGGAGCATTAATGATGCTAGGTGCTGCCATGTTGATGTTTGCTGGAGCATTACATGGCATATCTGCATTGGAATGGCCTGAATTGGGTAAAGGTCTTGCAGTATTTGCAGTTGCATTAATTGGATTAGGCATTGCTTCATATGCGATTGATGGTCAAAACCTTCTTATGATAGGCGCGGCCATATTCTTAGTAGCAACAGCATTTACTGAACTCTCAGTTGCTATTAATCTTGCTCAAATACTCGGACCTCTTTGCCAAAGTTTAGCCGCTGGTATGAATGCAATAAAAGATTCAATGGTTCAATTTGCCAATAACGCTGCATTTGAGTCATTTTTGGGTATGCTTCAGCGTCTTATAATGTTCTTACCTGAATTAGTAACTGCGTTGGCAGCTGCATTTATTCAGTTTATTGCAACTATTGCAAGCAAGGGTGCTGAATTAGTAACTTCATTGGTTACTCTTGGCGGTGCTATTCTTTCTGGATTAGCTACACTTCTACCACAAGTATTCGAATTCCTTGGTACGTTCCTTACTCAACTATGGACTTTCTTGCAGGAGCAAACGCCGCAATTGTTTGAAACATTGACTGTGATATTTAGCGAATTGTGGCCTTTCTTGCAAGAACAAACTCCTCAACTATTTGATTTTCTTGGTACGGTTCTTAGTGAAGTTATTCAATTCTTTGCTGAGCATTCGATTGAATTGGTTCAAGCCGCTGCATCTGTACTTGATACCGTTCTGCAAGCTATCATAACCGAAGCTCCAAAGATTGGCGAAGCTGTAAAAGCTATTATTAATACTGTTCTTGATGTTATTCGTACCGAAATTCCTAACATTACTCTAACTTTATTGACGTTGTTAACTAGTCTTTTAGGGCAACTAGCCTTGTTCGTACCGCTAATGGCTAACATGGCACTTCAAATCATTCTTGGTTTCTTACAAGCTGTAGCGAACAACATAGAAAAGATTGTTAAAGCTGGTATTGATATTGCTCTTGGGTTCATCAAAGGCGTTACCGATAAGATGGATGAAATCGTCGATGCTGCTTTTAAGATGCTTATCGGATTTATTGACGGTCTAGCAAAAGCAATTGACGAAAACCATCAAGCATTGTATGAAGCTATCGGTCATTTGATTACCGCTATATTTAATGCTATTGTTGATGGCGTTGTGACGATTGCAAAGGGTGCCAAAGAACTAATAAAGGGTTTCATGGATGAGTTCGATGGCGAGCAATTGATGAAAGACCTTGCTGATATTGGCGGTAATCTCGTTCAAGGTGTAATAAATGGTATTGCAAATTTTGGCGGTTTTCTTTGGGATGCTGCTGGAAATCTAGCTGAAGGAGCACTCAATGCTCTTGCTGACACTTTTAGAATTGAATCTCCTTCAAAAGAGGGTTTCGCAATAGGTGGATATTTGGTTCAGGGCTTGACGAATGGTGTTAATGAAAACTCGGAGGAGTTCATTAATGCTACCGGAGACATGGCTTATGGCGCATTGGAGTCATTAAGTGCTCTTGAAGATGCACCAGCCGTTGAACCAGTTATTGCGCCAGTTCTCGATGACACCAACCTTCAAAATGGAATAAGCGGGTATGAGATAAATGGCGACATGTTACAAAAGATTGATGTGAATCTTTCGTATCTAATTGACAATCAGAACGCATTACTTGAGCATCTATTTGATGACTGGAAAGCCTTTACAGACCAACGTATAATGGCATTGTCTGGGCAGTTTGCTGATATTAACAATTCCATGAAGCAAGGATTCAATGATGTGTCTAACATGAGAGTTGTTCTCGATAGTGGAACTCTTGTTGGCGAACTTACTCCAGGAATTGATGAAAATTTGGGTTCGGCAGCGGCATTGTATAGAAGGGGTGTCGTGTAAATGTATCATTCATTAAGCTTTCAGACATTGGACGCAAACGATACTCCGATTAGAGTGTTCAACACATACCGAGATCTGCTTTTAGTTCCTACTTCTCGGCCAATGATCTCAACACCGAGCGTAAAAACACATTATGTGGATATTCCAGGTGCTTATGGCTCTTTGGATTTGACAGAATCTCTTGCTGGACGAGTACTTTATGGTAACTGTACTGGTTCAATAGAGTTCGCTATCTATTCAGATGCAATTGAGTGGATAATATTGTACAATAGAATGCTTGATTACATTCATGGTAAAAAAGCATACATGGTGTTAGAAGACGCAAAGACTTTGGTTTACGAAGGCAGATGGGCAATGGATGGTTGGTCTCCTAATGAAGGTTTGCTTCCGCATGTAACATTGAGTTATACTCTTGAGCCTTTTGCGAAATCTATTAACGACGTTTCTGGTTTAGCCAATGCCATAGCTAATAGTTGGTGATGACAAATGTATAGAGTATACGCAGACGGTGTTCTGATTCATGACGATAATGCTTACAACCGTGTAACTAATCGTTTAATCTCACCATCGCTATCACTTAAAGACAATTCTTCTGGAGCATTTACAGCTACAATTCCTGTCGGAAACGTTTGCTACGATTCGATACGATGTTTCGATACAACAATAGACGTCTTCCGCCACAATCAAAATGGAAGTGATACGTGGATTTGGTCAGGACGTCCGCTAAAGATTAGTAAAGACTTTTACAATCAAAAGAAGCTAACGGCTGAGGGCGTATTGTCGTTTCTTAATGATATTGTTGTGCCATTGGGAAAGTTGTATCGTCTAGACCTTCCTCAATACGTTCGCTTTTTGTTGGATATTTACAACATGCACGTCGCTAGTAATCGTCGAATTACTGCTGGTGGTGTGTCGACAATAAGCTCTACTGGTAAGGGAACAGGATTCCATGATTATGAGTTTGATGGCGACAATGTTCTTTCATATTTGAGTAAAGCTCTCGAAGATTGGGGTCTACACGCTCGAATTAGACGAACTGGTAATTCATATTCATCACCTGGTTACGTTTTAGACCTTGTTACGGACTCTCAACTTCCAATGTCAAGGCAGACTGTTAACTTTGGTAAAAACTTGCTAGATTATACTAGTGATGATGACTGGTCAGAACTAGTTACAGCTATATTACCATATGGTGCAACGATTGAAGAAGAGTCTTCCGAAGGTGGAGAAGAGAGTGGTGTAGAATACGACGAGAATGATAGTGCTCAGCAAAGTCAGCAGCAAGAGGAAGACGATGCTCCGAAGCCAAAGTATACAATATTTGGTTTACAACCTTCCAATCCTAAGTTCTATGCAGATGGAGCGTATCTTGTTAACCGCGTCATGGAAAACATACACGGTCGAATAGAACAGACAGTTGAATGGTCAGATATTAAAGATCCAGTTGAATTGCTAGCTCTTGCTGAAGCATATCTAAATGACTACACATACATGACTCAAAAGCTTACAGTTAAGGTAATAGACTTGCATTACCTTACTGGCTCAAATGAGATAGCTTTTGATTTTCTGTCACAGATTAACTGCTTTTCATCAATACATGGCTTGAATGATACTTTCATCGTTAAAGAGATGACTATACCATTTGACAATCCAGAGAATACCTCATTCACTATGAATAGAGAAACTCGTGGATATTATGGTGCAGATAGAAAATCTGGTGGCGGATACAGTAGCAAAATCTCAGCTACCTCTTGGCATATTCCTGCACGTGAGGGAATTCTAAGAGTTGCTCGTGAGAATGCTGAGGCTCTTATTAACATGATGACTAATGGATACGTCACACTTGTACCCACTGAAGATGGCGATCATGTCTGGGCATTGACTGTTACGAATGGTATCGACGAGGCTTCTTCGACTCAGATGTGGAAGTGGACTCTTGGTGGATTGATGTTTCAAGAGCGATCATCAGTTAGCGCTGAGTGGGGTCTTCCAAATCTTGCTTTGACAATGGACGGTCAGATTGTTGCTACTAGGATTACCACAGGAACGCTTGCTATTGATGATGGTCAGGGTGGATATTTGATTCTGGCCAACATGGATACTGGTACATTGCAAATAGGTTCATTTGATGTAACTGGAACAAGTATTTACAATACGAAACGTTACTTAGATGACGATAATACAAAAGGTATTTATATCGGCTTTGATGGCATCGCTATCGGTGAACTGAATAGCGGCTTGTTTAAAGTTGATGTGTATAATGATATCGCATTGATTGCTGGATTCAATTTTAACGGTTACTCAATTTACAAAGACAAGACTTCGTTGGATGATGACTCTGTTGCTGGTGTTTATATTAGCACGGATGGAGTTTCTATTGGTGATGAAAATAATGGTCTATTTAAAGTAAATACTAGTAACAACACGGCTTTTATTGCTGGATTCAATTTCGATGATTGCTCATTCTATACAAATGATCGAGCGTCGTTAGAGGGAAGTGGCAATGGAGTCTATCTCGGAACAGACGGAATTTCAACTGGTGATGCTAATGGATTGTATACAGTATTAGCTAATGGATATTTAACAGGTGGCAGTAGTTCTGAATCCGGTTACGTGGCCTTTAATACTATTAACACTACAAACAATCAAAATGGAATTAGAGTAGCAGGCAAGGGTTGCGTAGCTATTCTTACAGATGGCGCATTTGGAGTCGGAGCTTATAGCGATGTTGATGGTGCAGCTAATATTTATGAAGGTGCTACAACATCGATAAGTATTCCGAGCATTAGTGGCGGATACAAGTATTATACGTACAAGCTTGATGTTACTTGGAAAGATTATACAATTAGTGGTACATCGTTTAAAGTTCCCACAGAGATAAAACTCACTCCGACTGAAGCAACTGGTACATTTGATGGTATTACTTCCTAT